TTTTCACCACGACCGACTGCTAGAGAGGGGGTTTTCTTAGCCATAGAAGACCGTGATAGTCATGCTTGCTGGGGTTGTAGCGTAAATGCCGGTTTCGCACAGGATGCCTTCACCGGGAACAACTACGTTCACTGCGCCGGCAATGGCGGGTGCAACGAAGCTAAACTTCACTGTCCCACCAGAACCATCTTGTAATGTCATTGTGCCGCCCGCAGCAGGGACGGACACCAACAGCCCTTTAATACGAGCGCGACCAGCGAACACAGCCGCATTAGTTTGTGCAGCGGCGATTGCCGTTGATTTGACGTCTGTTTGCATAATTAGCTCCTAGAAAGAATTAAACCCTCCGTAGAGGGTAGGCTAATTAAGAAGGTGTAACAGCCGTTGTGCCGTCAGCGTTCACCCAAGTGCTTGCAGCAAGAGCACCGGTAGCAATTTTAAGTGTACCTAGTGTCGTGTTAAACACAATGGTTCCTGCGGCTTTGCCAACAGTATTAACGCTATCTGTGGCGGCTGCAATCTGGGCTGTAGTAGCTGTGCGAAGCTGGATGTAACCAGCAGTTGCGTCTACATCGCCAGTCACTGTACCGGTCACTGCGCCAACAAAACCATTAGTGGATGTGACTGGGCCGGAAAAGGTGGTCGAAGCCATAGTAATTCCTTGTATATGCAGTACTACGCTTTACTGTCTCTGCATCGTCCGCTGGGGCGGTCAGTAAAGCTGGGGGTTCCCAGATGTTTATTTATACTTCTTTTGGTGTGATTGCGCAAGCATTTCTCACTTCGTCTCAGATGAAGTGAGAATATTTAAATGAGTACCCTGCCATCTTACCTTTGGATATTGGATTGCCGGATTTGAGGGCGCGATTAAGCGTGGGCATTTTGAGGTCGTACTTTTGTAGCGCTGCCGTCAGACTAGGCAAAACAATATCGTCCGGCATAACGTGGATAGGTTTGCTCATCTTGGCGCGGGATTCTTCTGTATGTTGCTTGCCTAGCCAATTCTGATTGCCGAGTGTGCGCTGTCGTATCGCTTCGCGTTCGGCATCTGTGCGCTTGTATCCTTTGGCGCATTGGTTCCCTTTAAGTGCATCTGACATTTTTTGCCGTGTTTCAGCGGAGGGAATGAATTTGCCTCCACGCCCGTTAGCAAGTGAGGCTTGAACTTTGGCGCTTATTTTGGCCTTTGCTTCCTCAGAGTGCGTTTTACCTACTCGCGGGTGATTGAAGTAATCTTCGGCATAGAACTCTTTAAGAGACGTAGATATTTGTTGTTTTTCTGAGGCCGTTCTAGGAACTCCAAACTTTGGATTCTTTGCGCCATAAACACCACGCCACGGAGCATCTGCGGTAGCGCCTGAGTTGTAACAATATTCCGCTCCTACGTGCTCTTTCAAATAGCGGTTTTCTACTTCTTGCAATGAGATTTCATTTGCAACATCTTCAATAACAACAAAATCAAACTTCTCTTCCCCATACTTGTTCCACGCTGCCTGTAAATGTTTGCAGTGATGGCGATTTCCCCGCAGCAACTTGCGATGCTGTCTGAATCGCACCTTCTTGTTGGTGGTGCTGCCTACATAAAACTTGTCATTGACGAGGTTAACGATCTTGTAGATTACTTGGCTCATGATTATCTCCGTTACAAAGCTATTAACCGTAATGTACCATCGGTACACAATGGTGTCAACAGGCAATAAAAAACCCCTCCGAAGAGGGGTTCCAATCATGCGTAAGTGCTTGATTTATAAGGTTAAGACGCTCCGGGGCTGCCAAAAACTGCCAACGGATCAGAAACTCCAAACGAATAACGCTCGCGGGCCTTGTAGCGGCTATTGCCAGTATCAAAGTCAGATTCCATTGCGGTTTGCATTGGAGTGCGAACGAAGTGCTTCAGACCGTTAGGAATGTCTGTACACAAGAACCAAGCGTTTGTGTCGGTCAAGTAGTGGTTAACTGCATAACCACCGGGGATTGAACCGTTGTTCTTGATAGCGTTCAAGTCGTTATCGGCTGTACCCACACGCAGTTCTGTTTCGAGCAAGCGAGTTGCAACGAATTGGAGTGCGCTAGGAATAATCAGCTTCTTAGGCTTGGCGGCGATCAAAAGACCACGCTCGTCTGTGTAGGCTGCGATCTGAATAACGGCGGCTTCCAAAGAAGTCTCGTTCAAGTCAGAAGCAATTGTAGGACGGTTACTGTTTGTGCCACCAGACACCAATGGGTGTGCTGTTGAACACAGAACTTGACCGTCGCCGTAAGTTACGCCAGCCGCAAAAGCGTTATTAAGGATGTTTGCAGCCTTAACTTGCTTTGTGTAAGCCATACCGCGAGCCAGAGCCTTCGTATAACGCGAAGACAGTGAATCGTACAGGTTATCTTCAATCGCCTCTTCAGTGATCGAAAAGCCCATTGCGATAGTCTCGTGGACGTAACGTGCAGTCCATGCTTCCTGAGCATTGTCATACGCAAGAGCCGCGCCTTCGTTCTTGACAGGAGCTGCCGAGAAGCCAGAAAGCTTTGTCTCTTCTTCGAATGAACGCTCTGAAGATTCCGTTTCAAAAATCTCTTTGTGCTCTTCGCCGTACTTTTTATACTCAAGACCAAAGAGTGCATTGAGCCCGGGGAGTAATTCCTTTAGTAACTGCGCGCGTGAAATAGCCATGATTTAGCTCCTTATACGCCGATGGCGGTGTCGTAGGCGTGCATACCGAAGTTGAGCTTGACGATCACTTCCGGAAAGAACGTGTTGCCGCCAGAAACAAAAGCGGTAGCAGGAACAACATCAACAATGCGAATTGGCAACGTATCAGTCGTAGCGGTTGTAGCAAGCAGCGCAACTTGTGAGTTACCTGTTGATGCCAATGCAGCGTTATTAACCAAAGTAGCATTTTCGCCAACCGAGGTGTATTGAACGCCAGTCACAACAGTTGTGCCTGAAACGACAGCAACTTGAAACAAAGCATCTGGATCATCACAAACAAAAGCCGTGATAAAGCCACTTGTTACAGTCGTATTGGCGGGAAAGTACTGGCTAAACAGTAGCTGCCCTGTGCTCGGGTTGATGTATTCACAACCAAGGAATACGCCAGCGAAGCCGCCGGTGGGTTTAGCGGTAGTGGCAGCAGAACGCGCCACGGTGCCGTCGCTCACTTTGACCAATAGGTCGCCGTAGCCAATAGTGGTGTCATAACCACTTGCGATGCGCATTTTGCGCGTAGAACCCGCAAAGACCTGTCCACCGATCAAATTGATCGGCTTCAAGCCATAGGGGGCGCTTACAGTAGGATAAGCCATTGTTAACTCCTAAGATTAATTACCTTTTCCGAAAGTAACCTTTGTTTTTCGCTCATTAAATAGCGGCATACGTGGGTCATTTTCGCGCATGAAACTGTGATCTACCGAACGCATTTGAGAATCGGTCTGAGCTTGATAATGCTCGTTCCGCTCCGCAACCATTTCGGACGGGGCCTTACAAAGCATCAAACCACCAATCACGATATTGTCCTTGAAGCGGTCGCTTTCGACGTGCATCAAATGAATCTCGGGGTGATCTACTGCCTTACATGGTTCCCAACCTTCACGAAGTTTAGAAGAAAAGTTCATCGCGTCTGCTTCACCACGCGTCGATACTCGTACCCAATGGAAACTCCAGCCGTCTTGTGGCAGCGGGCTTGGCAATGTTTCAGGCCGTACCCACGAACGCTTACGGGTAGTTTTTTCACGGGTTTCCAGTTCACGATTTAAGCGGTTTTCAGCCATGATTATTTCCTCATCTCTTCAGCAACCTTTTGGGCGTATAGTTCAAGCGGTACTCCAAGCCGTTTTGCAATGGCAACCTGCGTTTGTGTCAGCACGATCTTTTTGGGCGCAGTGCTGCGCGTTGCAGGGGCGACTACATTTGCCTTTTTGCGAGGCTTATCTTCCACTTGTTCGGATTCTTCAAAGGAAAATTCCTCTGGGAACACCTGTCGCATACGGGAATTAATCTTCTCGTAGTACTCATCACCTCTAGGGTCTACACCCTGTTTTACTAATTTCTGATGCAACCCAAGCGCGAAACTTGTCATTTCATCGTCTGATCCGAACCATGAGTTGTTTTGTTGCCATCTCACAGCTTTGTCGTCAGCAGGCGGTGCTTGAGCGATTTGTTGTTGTTGTACTACTTTTTCCTCTTGTTGTACAGGAGGTAATTTGAAATTACTTAGCCGGTCAGCTTTAATCTTTGCCGCAGTTAACGCTTCTTGCGCTTCCAATACCGCATCGGAGTCGCCGGATTCATACGCCTGCTTATACCGCACCTTCGCCTGCGCAAGCTCGGCATTCGTGGCTCTCTTGGCTTGGTCAAGCAAAATCTCTTGGTTTTTACCTACCGTGCCTTTAAGCTTACTGTTCTCTTCTACCAGCTGTTGTGCAATGCGTAGAGCCTCTTCCTTTTCACGGAAAGCTGTCTCTTTTGCGCGACGTTCATCGTGATAGCCTTTACTAAAGTGCTGAAGACGTTTGCGAACCTTCTCAGAGTAATCCTCTAGTTCGTCGTCGGTAATGTCTTCTGGGGGTTCTGAGGGTTTGCGGTTGCGATCGTTTTTAGGCGTATCGTCAACGACTTCAATCTCAACCTCTTCGGATTCTGCCCGCGCTTTCTTAGCCGGCTTTTCCTCTTCAGGTTTTTCTGAATCTCGCCCTTCTACTTCTAGTTTAAATTCCTGATCTGGATCAGGAAAAGTAAATTCTACTTTTTCCATCTTCTACTCCTTGCACACGC